GGAGGCGGTCCGGCGCGGCATCAAGGTGCTCGCGGCGAAGGAGAGCAGGCTGTTCGAGCCGCCGCCGGAGGTCTTTTGATGCAGCAGCGCTGGCGTGCCCGCCGGCCAAGCCATCACCGTGGCGAGCGGACAATGTCCGACCATCTGGCGCTGATGGAAGAGAGCAAGAGATGGTTCTCGGAGCTCGAATGGACAGCACGCGAGAAATGCGCGCGCTCGGGCGGCTTGAAAGCGCCGTCAGGGACGCTGTCAAGGAAACCGGCTATCCGGCAGCGGAAGCCCTGCGCTTGCAGCGCCGCATCGGCGCGCCGCTGGCGGTCGAGACGATCTGGCAGGATTACAAGGCCGAGATGAAGAGAGCGTATCGCCGATGACGCAGCCGCAATCGGTCTGCTTCATCACGCCGCCGTCATCCTTCCTGCTCGACGAGCGCGTCTTCGTCAGCCTCGGCATCCTGAAGGTCGCGGCCGCGCTGGAAGGTGCCGGCGTTCCAGTCAACTTCCTCGACCTGTCCGGCATCGAGAACTACCTTGCACCGCTGGAAGATTACCTGGTCCGTAGCACAGACGCCGCGATCGGCATCACGGTGACGACACCGCAACTGCCGGCCGTCATGCGGATCGCGGCAACCATTCGGCGCCTGCGCCCCGATCTGAGGATCATCCTCGGCGGTCCGCATGTGACGCTGGTGCATTCGGCCTGGAAACTCGAGGTCAAGCGCGGCGTCATTGGACGGGCGCACAAGGCGCTCGCTCAACTCCAGGCGCATTTCGATATCCTATGCAGCGGCGACGGCGAGTTCGCGATCTTCGAGGCACTGAAGGAGGACGCGCCCAACATCGTCGACGGCGACGATCCCAAAGGCGGATTGTTCCTGACCGACAAGACGTTCAGCGAGACGCCGTTTCCGGCCCGTCACCTGGTCGATATGGCCAGTTATCGCTACAGCATTGAGGGACACCGTGCGACCAGTTTAGTCGCGCAACTCGGCTGTCCGTTCAATTGTGGATTTTGCGGAGGTAGAAACAGCAAAAGTCTTAGAATAATCCGAAATAGATCTGTCCAGTCTGTCTTAGCAGAAGTTGAAGACTTGTATCGCGTTTACGGCTATACTGGCTTTATGTGTTACGACGATCAAACAGAGATACTTACAAGGGACAGAGGGTACGTGCTGTTCGCGGAATTGCGATCTGACGATCAGGTGGCTTGCCTTAATCCGAATGGCAATACGTTGCACTACGAAGTTCCGAAGAGAATTATCTCGAAGCCTTTTGCGGGCGAGTTGATCACTTTCAATAGTCAGGCGGCGGATTTAGCTGTCACGCCAGAGCACCGGATGTGGGCGACCGACTACGGAACGATAAATTATAGGCATGTCACAGCGCAGGAAATGGCGGGCCGCCCGTCGGCATCTAGCCAGTTCCTGCTTCGCGCGGTGTGGAATGGAGAGAGCCCGGAATTCTTCCAGATCCCTGCATACGTGGTGCAATATCTCGGCCGGAACGGCGGCAGCCCGAAAGTTCAGGTTGGCCAACGAAATATGCCTGCTGAGCTGTGGATCAGGTTCATGGCTTGGTATCTCGCGGAAGGGTCGAGCTATAGACCGAAGGTTCGCAACGGATCTGGATATCGAATCTGTATAAAACAGAGCATTTCCCACAATCCGGGCAATGTGAAAGAGATCGGCGAGATCATAACGGCGCTCGGCTACAAATACTCCTATTCCAGCGATCAATTTCATATCGATAGCAGAGAGCTGTATGAATATCTGGTCGGTTTTGGGACATCGTACGAAAAGCACGTCCCTGCCGAATTCAAATTGATGTCTTCGGACTTACAGGATCTTTTTTTGCGCACCTACATCAAAGGTGACGGTCACGTAACGCCGAATGGGCAGGAGGTGATTACGTCCTATTCGCGTCGGATGCGCGATGACATCTGTGAGATGGCTATCAAGTCCGGTCGGTGGGCGCGGCTGGATGAAAAACGCCAAAGAGTGGTCTTAGCGCAGCAGCGCGATGGCGTGGTCAACTCGCCTTGGGGCAAGAAGAGCGACATTTCTTCGATGCGATATGACGGAACCGTCTATTGCGTGACCGTGTCTACTGGGATTGTGCTCGTTCGGCGCAATGGCAAATCGGTTTGGTGCGGTAATTGCTACGACGACGAGATGAACGTCACCCGCAGCTTCGTCGATCTGATGAATGGCCTAGCCGACTTACAGGACCGCCTCGGCACCGAGTTCCGCCTGCGCGGTTTCATCAAGTCCGAACTGTTCACGGCGGAGCAGGCGACCGCGATGTACCGGGCCGGCTTTCGCTGGCTGCTCTGCGGCTTCGAAGGCGCGCACGACCGCATCCTGACCAACATCAACAAGCGCGCGACGCTGGCCGACAATACGCGCTGCGTGGCGCTCGCCAAGGCGGCGGGGCTGAAGATCAAGGCACTGATGTCTGCCGGGCATCCGGGCGAGAGCGAGGAGACCATCGGCAACATCCGCGACTGGCTGATCGCCAGCGAGGTCGACGATTTCGACTGCACGATCATCACCACCTATCCGGGCACGCCCTATTACGATTTCGCCGAGCGCTCGGGCGAGGGCATCTGGACCTACACGCATCCCAAGACCGGCGATCGTCTGCATAGCTACGAGGTCGACTACGCCGAGACCGCCGACTATTACAAGGGCGACCCGAAGGGCGGATACAAATCATACGTCTTTACTGATCATCTGCCGGCGGAGCGGCTGGTCGAACTGCGCAACGAGGTCGAGGACAGGGTGAGGGCGACGCTGGGCATCCCGTTCAATCCGGGCGTCGCCGCGCAACGCTTCGAGCATTCGATGGGACAGGGGCTGCCGGGCTTCATCCACAAAACCAGCTTGCCGGCCCTGTACGGTCCGTATAGAGAGAATGCATGTCCGATCTGATCGTCGCCTCTTTCCTCTGGTTCGACCCTGCACGCCGCCGCTCCTATCAGTTCTGCCGTGATGACGTCCGCATCTGGGACGCCATGATCGCGCGCAATCTGACCGTGCCGCACAAGCGCGTCTGCGTCACGCACCGACCTGATCTTGTCGCCGACTTCATCGAGACGCGCCCGATTGATCCGGCAAAGCATGTGCCGGGGCTCTGCACCGTCAAGCTCCAGGCGCATAAGCCCGGCGGCATCGGCAAGGAAGGCGACCGCGTTCTTTTGATGGATATCGACTGCGTCGTTACCGGCAATCTTGATCCGCTGGTTGACCGCGAAGAGCCGGCAGTCTGGTGGAGGAACCCGAATTTCGAGGTCGGCGGCAGGCGCGGCTTCATCCAGGGTTCAATGCAGCTTTTCACCGTTGGCGCGACGGAGCATCTCTGGCGAGATTTTGATCCGCTCGTCACGCCAGCCTGGCTCAACCGGCGGTTTGGCGGCGGCGAGCAGGCCTGGATCTCGGAGCGGCTGAATACTGCCTACCCCGAACCGGGCTGGGACTGGAACGTCGCGCATTGGACCGATGCCGACGGCGTCTATGGCGCGGGACGGCTCGTCAACGGCAAGATGGGTCAAGGCGTGCAATCCGAGTTGCCGGAGAATGCCCGCATCGTCTTCACGCCCGGCGACCGCAGCCCGAGCCAGCCGGAGATGCAGGCGAAGCATCCGTGGATCAGGGAGCTTTACCGGTGAAGGGCTTTACCATCGTCCCCATTGATCTGGCGGAAGCGAACGCCTTTGTCGATATCTACCATCGCCATCATCCGCAGGTCGTGGGCCACAAATTCAGTCTTGCTGCTGTGTTCGCTGATGAAATCGTCGGCGTTTCGATTGTTGGCCGACCGGTCGCACGCAGTCTTGATGACCGCATGACGCTTGAAGTGACGAGATTATGCACGGATGGCACCAAGAATGCCTGCTCGTTTTTATACGGAGCGAGCGCAAAAGCGGCATTCGCGCTCGGCTTTCGCCGCATCGGAACATACATTCTAGCGTCGGAGAGCGGCACGAGCCTACGCGCTGCCGGCTGGCGTTTGATCGGTGAAGTGTCTGGTCGGTCTTGGTCTTGTCGTTCACGTCCGCGTGTCGACCGCCATCCATTGGAACCCAAATTGCGATTTGAGCGGAGCGCCACGCTTGCCTGACAATCTGATGGAATACCTGCCGCCCGTCGCATCGCAACCGCAGGCAACCGGCGCGGACAAATATCATGGTGCCATCGCCGCCGGCTACGACGCCAAGCGCGAATCCTCGCCGAAATGGCAGATCGAGCAGGCCATCATCGAGAGCTGGCTGAACGAGCTTCCGGCCGGGACAAAAATTCTCGACGTGCCCGCAGGCACCGGTCGATTCTTCGACTGCTACCAGCGAAACGGCCATCTCGTCCTCGCCGTCGACCGCAGCCAGGACATGCTGGCCCAAGCTGCGCGGAAGATCCGCGATGCCAGCCTCTTCAAGTTCGGCGCCGGTGACATCATCAACATGAACCGGCTGCCGGACAAGCTGTTCGATGTTGCCGTTTCCGTCCGGGTGACGCGCTGGGTGATCGGCGAATACGGCCCGGAAGGCATCGTGAAGATGCTGAAGGAATTGCAGCGCGTCACCTCGCGCCGGATCATCCTGACGGCGCGCATCGCCAACCATCCTTACGCGGTGACGTTGGAGCTGATCGAGAGCGCGCTCGACGGCTGGCGTATCAGCCGCAATGAGGTCGGGGTGGATATGGACTATCGGATTTTGATGCTGGAAGCTGCATCATGAGAATAGGGTTGGGCTTTTCCTGGACACTGACACGTTGGGAAATCGGCATCGGCGCAGCAGGGAATACGCTCGGAATAGCAACGCAATGGTGCCTGTTCTACCTCGATCGGTACAGCCGACATCCTGAATCGGTTTCGGTGAAACGAATTGGACTAAGTCTGGTCGTTACATTTTGGCCTTGGCATTCTCACATCGCGTTTCTGCCCTTGCGCTGGCGTTTATCGGTCAAGTCGCGGCATGGGTTAATTCTGTCGGTTGGGCCGTTCGTGTTTCAAGCGCGGCGCACCGGCTATGTCGTCAGTGCAAACGACGCCAGCAGGATCTCGACATGATCTTGACTGAGAAGGCACTTGATACGCTGGCGCTGTTAATCTCGCCGCATCTGAGTTCGACGCCTCATGCCTTCGAGGACAAGGAATTTCGAGGCAAGCTCTGCGAAATCGTCAACGAAATAGTCGATACGCTGCTTCTGCCCGAAGAAAGCGACCTGAAGCTGGAGGACCGCAATCTGCTGATCGGAGAACGTCGTCGCATTTTCCTCATGATGAACGCACGGATATGACCTTCACAGTCGCCTGCTATTTCTGGACCGATCCGCATCCGTCCCGCTTCAATGCCAAATACCGCTATACCGCCGACGATGTCCGTCTGCTGCAGGCCCAGGTCGCCTATCACCTGACCTTGCCGCATGAGTTTGTGGTGCTGACCGACAACCCGGCGGCCTTCGAGAATGACGCCGCGATCCGCGCCGTGCCACTTGATCTGACCACGCACATCCCCGGCACCGAATTCATCAAGTTGATGACGTTCCACCCAGAAGCGTCCAGGCTGATCGGCGAGCGCATCCTGCAGATCGATCTCGACACGCTGATCGTTGGCAACATGGACCATATCGGCGGCCGCACAGAAGATCTCGTCGTCTGGCGCAATCCCTCGCGGGTGCCCTGGAACAACCCGTCGCACTCCGGCCGGCCCTATTACAACGGCTCGCTGATCCTCTACCGGCCCGGCACCTGGGATACGCTCTGGACGCAGTTCAGCCCCGAGGTGCACAAGAAGGGCTGCCGCGATACCCAGGTCTGGATGTCCTACAAGACCGGCCCCGACATGCCGTATTTCGATGGCACGCGCGACGGCGTCTACCGGCTGGCGCGCGAGGACACGCCTGGCTCGGGCGTCTGGCGCGATCTGCCCGAAAACGCTTGCATCGTGACCTTCCCCGGCTCGGAAGGCAAAGCCTGCGACCTGCGCATCCGCGCGGACAATCCCTGGATCTCCGAGGCGCTGGCGCTGTTCGATACCGGCAATACCTGGGCGGCGGCATGACCGAGGACGATCTCAACGTCGCTGTCGCCAACGTGCTGCAGATGTCGCGGGTGCGCTTCGAGACCGGCCTCGGCGAAGGTGCGGAGAATTGGATCCGCAAGAAGCACGCCCAGCCCGGCGACATGCATGAGCCGGCGACGCTGGCCGCGTTCCTCGCCGCCTACAACCGCGGCCGCATCAAGCAGATTTTTGACGTCGGCGCGCTCTACGGCTATTTCACTCTGTTCGCGCTGAACCTGTTCGACGACGCGCATGTGACTGCCTTCGAGATGCATCCCGGCACGGTGCATCCGCTCTATCACAATGTCGCGCCCTATGCCGATGTCGTCGCCGCCGCGATCTCCGACGAATGCCGGCGCAAGCAGAAGATCTGGATCTCCGGCTTCAACATCTACGAGGAGCCGGCCGGCGGCTGGGATATGTTGGAGACCATTCCCGGCGCCATGAAACCGCGCGGCAAGGACAATCGCGGTCGGGGCTTTGCCGAGGTCGACTTCATCACCCTGGACGCCTGGTGCGCCAACAACCAGGCACCGGACCTGATCAAGATCGACGTCGAGGGCTATCAGGCCAAGGCCATCCGCGGCGGCTTGGCCACGTTCGCCCGCGCCAAGCCGATCATCATCATCGAACTGCACGACCCGGAAAAGCTCGCCCGTTTTGGCACCACCAACAAAGACACCGTCCAGCCGCTGTTCGATCTGCGCTATGAGGCGTTCTGGTGCGGCAATTTCCGCGACCGGGATGCGCGCTTCGAGCGCGTCACGGCGATGGGCGAGCGGCATGAGAAGCTGTCGCTCATGGTGTTTGCCTGATGCATCGGCTCCTGGAACAGATCGTGACGTTCTACGGGTTGCTGACGGTGAAATTCGGCGCTGAACTCATTCTGACGCAGCGCAAGTTGATTGCCGCGAACGCCGCGCTGATTGATGCAAACGAAAAGCTGATCTCAATGGGAGAGAAGCCTTTCATTCCAGTGCCACCCGATGAAGTGGCTTGATGTTGCCGGTCCCCCCGGCTGTGGCAAGAGCACGCTCTGCTATCCGGTCTGGGGCGACAAGTCCGTCACTTGGGACGGGCAATTGCCGCCGGCCTACTGGCGTCCGTTCCTCGACGAGATCACCGCATTGATCGGGATCGTCCGCGATCATCCCTCGATCGAGGCCGTAATCCGTATGAACGACCGCTCGGCCAAGAAGATGGCGACGGTCGAGCGCATGGAGGAAGCCGATCTATGCTCGGCAGGGATAAAGCCAGACGTGATCTGGGGGAAGTGCGAAAGTCGTGGCACCTTCGTCCAGACCGGCCTCGTCCAGCGCATCCTCGGCTTCGGTTGGCGGCTTACCGACATGAAGCGCGACGTCAACCTGATCCGGCGCGCCTTGTGGCTGATGCCGGTCTCGGTCGGCGCCGCCTTTCTCGAAGCCGACGACGCCACCATCTTCGCCCGCAACAAGGCGCGGGAGGCCAATCCTGCGACCGCGCACGAGAACCGCTCGTTCCAGGTGCCGCTGATGCGGCCCGCTATCGCCATCGCCAAAGAGGTGCTTCATGACAGAGGCGTCCCCATCATCGACATCGACGTCCAGCATCAACCAGTCTCCGCTGCCCGATACCAGCTGCTCGACTTTGCCGACCAGGAACCTTGTCACGCCGTGCAGGTGGGATCTGGCCGTGAAATGGCGCTACTTTCGCCACATCCTCCATGGTGGCGATCCTGACAGCGAGCGCATCTATCGCTGGCACATCGAAACACGCGCGGTTGTCAACGCCCGTATCCGCATCGGCATGGACGGTAAGCCGGGCATCGAGACCTATCTCCAGGATTGCCGTCGGCTTCTCGCATCGATGCACGCAAGCGGCTTCCTGGCTCGCTATGCCGTGCCCGTCGATCCTGATGGCGAATTGCTCGGCGGTGCGCATCGCGTCTCATGTGCGCTGGCGCTGGAGATGCCGGAAATCCCGGTCAAGGACGAGATGCGGCGCGCCTGGGCACCGGCCTGGGACAAGAACTGGTTCCTCGCCAATGGTATGGGGCAGGCCGATTTCGAGCGGCTCAGCGGGGATTGGATGGCGCTATATGGGGCTAATGGAGCCGAAGCAGGTAATTTGGTAGCGACGCGATGAAAAACGTTATCAGCATGGCCCTCGCTTTAGTCGTAGCGTTCGGCCTGTTCTTGTCCGCCTACCATAAGTTTACGGCGACTGGGTCCGCGTCGAGCTCCTTCGCATTTATTGCCGGCGGAATCATCTTCTGCATCGCCATCGTATTGCATGCCCGACGCAGGCAGAGGCACGATCACCTCTTCGATCTGGCTATTAAGCTCGACAAGAATAAATGCAAACGCTGAATAACGCCTGATGACCGCCAACGTCGCTTTCCTGATTTGGACGCTCGTGATGGCCGCGTTGCTGGCACCGGCTCTGTACCGCATGGCCAAGCACTGAGGTGACTGCCACCGCCGCCGAGCCGCGCACTGCGATTATGCGTCCGAGATTCAACACCTGGACCTATCGCATCTATATTGATTTGGTGATCAACCAACGGCTACGGCGCTCGGGTTTCCTGAAAGAGAAGCGCCGCTGCATGTTCTCCCGGATCGCTCAGGAACGCGGCGTGACCAGACGCGTCGTGAGGGCGATCTATGACCGTTTCGTCCGGCCGCAATTGAACGCCGGCGTGAAGATCGAAGATCTCCGGTGACATCGGCCACGCTCGCTGATCTTCAAGCGATCGAGCGGCTGATTGAGGGCCTCTCGCCCGATCAACGCAAGGCCCTCGAGAAACTGCCTGCAATCCAGGCGCGCGTCGGCAAGTGGCAGCCGAACCCCGGCCCGCAGACGGCGGCCTATCACTGCGAGGCCGATGAGCTGCTTTTCGGCGGCTCGGCGGGTGGGGGCAAGTCGGATCTGCTGGTCGGCCTCGCGCTCAACGAGCATCACCGCTCGCGCATCCTGCGCCGGATTAACCAGGACGCGGGCGAACTCGGCGACCGCCTTCTTGACGTGCTCGGTACTGACGAGGGTTTTACCCGCACCCCGCCGACCTGGCGCGGCGAGGCTGGCCGCCTGATCGAATTCCGCGGCTGCGAGCTGGAGCGCGATAAGCAGCGCTACAAGGGCAAGGCACGCGACCTGATCGCCTATGACGAGCTGGCCGACTTCCTGGAGAGCCAGTACGTCTTCATCAATACCTGGAATCGCTCGGTCAACCCCGGCCAGCGCTGCCGTATCGTTGGCGCGACCAACGGTCCGACGACAGCGGAGGGCATGTGGATCGTCCGGCGCTGGGCGGCCTGGCTTGATCCCAAGCATCCCAACCCGGCCGCCGATGGCGAGCTGCGCTGGTATCTGACCGTCGACGGCAAGGACATCGAGGTCGATGGACCCGGACCGCACGAAGTCAGGGGCAAGCTCGTCAAGGCGACATCGCGCACTTTCATCCGCTCGCGGCTGGAGGACAATCCGGACCTCGCCGAGACCGACTACGGCGACCGGCTCGAGGGGCTGCCTGAGGAGCTTCGCCGCGTCTACAAGGAAGGCGACTTCACCGTCGGCCTGAAGGACGACGACTGGCAGGTCATTCCGACTGCCTGGATCAAGGCGGCGCAGCAGCGCTGGACGCCGCGTCCGCCGCAAGGCTATGCGATGACGGCGATGGCGGTCGACGTGGCGCCGGGCGGCGGCGACAAGCGCGTGATCGCCTCGCGCTATGGCGGCTGGTATCCGCCGCTTGACGTGGCGAAAGAGGTCGATCCAGACGGCCGCAAAACCGCAGCGGCGGTCGTCATCCTGCGCCGCGACAACTGCCCGGTGATCGTCGATCTCGGCGGCGGCTGGGGCGGCGATGCGTCCATAGCGCTGCGCGATAACGGCATCAAGGTGGTCGCTTACATGGGTGTCGCACCATCCCGGGCGACGACGCGGGATGGCAAGATGCGCTTCTTCAATAAGCGCTCCGAGGACATCTGGAAGTTCCGCGAGGCGCTCGACCCCGAGCAGGAAGGCGGCTCGGTGATCGCGCTTGATCCGAACGACCCGGAGCTCGAAGGCGATCTGGCCTCGTTCCGCTGGGAAGCGGTTCGCATCGAGGACCGGCTCGGCATCAAGATCGAGCGCAAGGACAAGATCAAGGAGCGTCTCGGCCGCTCGCCCGACCGCGGCGAAGCCGTGATCATGTGCCTCGCGCCCGGCGATCAGGCCGTACTCAGGGATTTCAAGGCTTCCAAGCCGCTCAAGGCGACACTCGGCTATGCCGGCGCCAAACGGGGAAAGCGATAGATGGCCAATATGTTCGGCGGCGCTGCGCAGGCGCAACAGCAGGCATCGCGGCCGCGCACGGTCCGGCTGCCGGTGCAGAACGATCCGGCCCAGATCGCCGCCGCCGCCCGTACGCCGCAGGCGATCGCCGCGCGCTCGGGCGGGCCGTCCACCATCCTGACCGATCAGGTGAAGCAATTGACCGGCTCCAGCGGCCAGAAGCTCGGCGCCTGAAGCGCAGCGAACGACAACAGGGGATAAGGATCATGACTGCATTATTCGGGGGCGGGATGAAGGCCCAGGAGCCGCAGACGCCGAAGACGATCCGCATGCCGACGCAGGACGATCCCGACGTGCTGGCTGCAGCTCAGCGCACCCGGGCGGCGGCTCTGTCGCGCACCGGACGGCTCTCGACCATCCTCACCGACCAGACCAAGGCGACGACCGGCGGCACCGGCCAGAAGCTGGGAGCATAAGCCCTTGGCCATGGACTCGCGCGCGAAGGAAGTCGTGCGGATGGGCGACAAGCTCTTCGGCGACAAGCGCCAGCTCGACAATCTCCGTCAGGAGATCGCGCTGAACTTCTATCCCGAGCGCGCGGATTTCACGCTGAAACGCAATCTGGGCGACGAATACGCCGATCATCTGTTCTCGTCCTTCCCGGTGATGGCAAGGCGCGAATTCGGCAACATGCTCGACGAGTTCCTGTTTCCGGACAAGTTCTTCTCGATCCATGTCGATGATGACGATCTCGACGAAGGCGACGCCGAGCGCGCTTTTCTGGAGCGCATTACTGGTATCCAGTACCGCGCGATGATGGAGCCGGCCGCCAATCTGGTCATCGCCCGCGGCCAGACCAACCATGATTTCGCCACCTTCGGCGACGGCGTCATCAAATTCGACAAGAACCTGGCGGGCGACGGCCTGCTCTACCGCAATTATCACGTCCGCGACTGCGCCTGGTCGGACAATGCCGAGGGCAAGACCGACGTCCTGCACCGCAACTGGAAGCCGAGCGCCCGCCAGCTTGTCGCCATGTTTCGGAAATCGGTCTCCGGCGATGTCACCCGCGCCTACGAGAAGGACCCGGAGAAGACCTTCAACTGCCGCCACGTCGTGCTGCCGACGCGGCTTTACCGCTATCAGTCGAAAGGCGGCAAGCAGTTCCCCTTCGTCTCGCTCTATGTCGAGTGCGAGAGCGAGACCGTGCTTGAGGAAGTCGGCCTCAAATATTTCTGCTATGTGGTGCCGCGCTGGCAGCTGGTCTCCGGCTCGCAATACGGCGCATCGATGGCGACCGCGATCCTGCTGCCCGACGGGCGCACCATGCAGGTGATCATGCGCACCCTGCGCGAGGCCGGCGAGAAATATGTCGACGCCCCGATGGTCGCCGTCGGCGACGCGATCCGCGGCGACATCGCGCTCTATGCCGGCGGCATCACCAATGTCGACGCCGAATATGACGAGCGTCTCGGTGAGGTACTGCGGCCCGTGACGCGCGACCGAGGCGGCATGCCGATCGGCTTCGAGATCGCCACGGCCCTCAAAGACGACATCAACAAGGGCTGGTTCCTCGACAAGATCAAAATGCCGGAGACCAGCTACCAGATGACGGCAACGCAGGTGCGCCGCATCATCCAGGAGCATATCCGCGCCGCGGCTCCGATCTCCAAGCCGATCCAGGTCGCTTACAACCATCCGCTTTGCGACGGCACCTTCCAGCTGCTCTCGGCCGAAGGCGTGTTTCCCTTCGACCAGATGCCGCAGAGCCTGCAAGGGCGGGATCTCAAATTCAAATTCCGCTCGCCCTTGGACGAACTCGCCGAGCAGAACGAGGCCGACACCTATGTCGACATCCGCGACCGCATCTACCTGCCCGCGGTCCAGCTCGATCCGAGCCTGAAGGAGATCGCCGATCTCGGGGCTGCCACCCGCGATGCCATGCGCTCGGCCGGCTGGAAGGCCAAATGGTTCAAGCCGAAGGAGGCCGTCGACGGCGCCCGCCAGCAGCAGGAGCAGCAGCAGCAGCTTGCCGAGACCGCCGGCCAGATCGGCACCGCCGGCCAAGTGGCCCAGGACGCCGGCAAAGGCATCGATGCTCTGATGACGGCAGGCCAGCCCAAGGGCGGCGCAGGCGGCTCGCCGCAAGCGATGATGCAGCAGATGCAAACCCAGCAGGCGATGCAGAAGCTGCTGCAGCAGCAGGGCGCCTGAGGAGAGCATGGGCAAACGCGAACTCTGGCATCCCCCGCTCTACGAAAAGGCCGACACCCAGGCGATCCAGCATCTGGCGCTCTATGCCGAGGGCAAGGAAACGCAGCCGCCATCAGCCGAAACCGTGCGGCGGGCGCTCGATTGGATCATCCATCAGGCGGCCGCGACCTATGAGGAGCCGTTCCTGCCGTCGTCGCCGGACGTCATTGCCTACATGCTCGGGCGCCGCTCGGTCGGCCTCGCCATCGTCAAGCAGATGAAACTCAAGATCGGAAAGGTGTTCCATGGCGGCAGCCAGGATGAGTACCGCGAAAATGGATAAGGACTATCAGGCCGAATGCGACATGCGCAGTCTGATCGAGGCCAAGAAGATCATGGCGGATAAGCCGCGCTACGCCGCCGCGCTGAAGAAATGCAAAGAGCAGATGGCGCAGATGGCCACGATTGCGGAAAAGAAAGGTCAGGGCTAACCCATGCAGTGGAACCAGATTTTTTGGGCACCATCGAACGATGATGGCGCTCCTGGCCTCAGCGCAGACGACCTCTCCCTGCTGAGCGGCGATGATGCTGGCGACGACGGCGACGAGAACGCCGAGGCCGGCGACAAGGGTGCCAGCGAACAGACCGGCGAGAAGGGCAAGGCAGGCGACCAGGGCAAAGCACCTGCGGCTGCCGGCGAGGCCGATCCCGCCAAGGGCAAGACCATTGCGGGCGGCGAGGAGACCAAGGAAAAGGAGCCCGAGGCCAAGAAGCCCTATTGGCCCGAGGATTGGCGGCAGAAGCTCGCCGAGCATCTCTCGGCCGGCGACAAGAAGATCTACGCCAAGGAATTGCGCCGCCTGGAGCGCATCACCGATCCGGCCGGCATTTACGGCATGTACCGTGAGGCCGAAAGCCGACTGACCTCTGGTGGGCTGATCAAGGTTCCCGGCAAGGACGCCAAGCCGGAGGAGGTCGCCGAATATCACAAGGCGCTCGGGGTGCCGGAGAAGCCGGAGGGTTATCTCAAGGCCATGACGCTGGAGAACGGCGCCGTGATCGGCGAGGCCGACAAGCCGCTCCTCGACGGCGTGCTCGCTGCCATGCATAAGTCCGGAGCGCCCCCCGCCGCCGTCAATGCCATGGTCAACTGGTATTACGCCGAGCAGGAAAAACAGGCCGCCGATCTCGACGAAGCCGACGACGCTTTTCGCCGTGAAGCCGAGCAGGCGCTGAAGGAAGAGTTCGGCGCCAGCTTCAAGCGCTCCGTCAACGCCATTGCGCCATTGTTCGCGACCGCGCCCGGCGGCACCGACATCAGCAACGACCAGTCGCTCTATGCGCGTCTGATGGGTGGCCGCACCGCCGACGGACGGGTGATCGGCAACGATCCCGACATGGTCCGCTTCCTGATCGGTCTCGCGCGCGAGGTCAATCCGGCCGCCACTCTGACCGAGGACGGCGACCAGAGCGGCAAGTCGATCGACGACGAGCTGGCCGATATCCAGAAATTGCGCACCACCGAGCCGAAAAGGTACTGGAGCGCATCCGTTCAAGCGCGCGAGCTGGAGCTCATCACCGCGCAACAAAAGCTTCGGGCGAGAGCCTGAAACCTTAGACTGCCACATCCGGACAACCCGCGAGCCGAACGTTTACCGTTCGCGATAAACGCTCACTATCCGGCGCCGGATACGCAGTCAATCCACCCCACCGTCACGCACGCGCTCCTGGTTGCATGAGCGGCGCCTGCTGTTTTGCAGGACAACCCGCCTTGTGCCTCGGAAGGAGACAACCGGAACGGACGGCATCTTCAATTCTTAAAGGAGATGCCAATCAATGGCAGAGAATGCCCCTCAAATTCAATACCGGCAGCAGCT